CCAAGGGCCTTTTGGCCAAAACCCCTTAGTGTTAAACAAACACATGGTGCTGGTGGTGGTTTAGTGAGTGGAGTTGATTGTTCAAAAAAATTATCAGACGACGTAGTATTAGAATTGAGACAGGCCTGGTTAAAATATGGAGTTCTTTTTTTCAAAGATCAAAAATTATCAGATGAACAGTTCATGCAATTTGGTGAACAATTTGGTGAATTGTTTGTAAATGAAAATTTTACAGATGAAGAAAAAGATGATGAGACTGGGCCTAAATTTAGACAAGTAAAAAAAGTTCTGAAGGAAGTTGATAATTTCAGAGTTGTAGGAGAGGATTTTCATGCAGATACTTGTCATGTTGCTAATCCACCAATGGCAAGTATTTTGTATGGTCTAGAGGTTCCACCTTTGGGTGCCGAAACTTGGTTTGCTAATCTCAATTTAGCATATGAATCATTGTCTCCTGGCATGAAAGATATGATTAAAGATGTTAAATGTGTAATGACAGATGACAAAGTAGCAGGGCCTGATTCTAATCGACATTATGGCAGAGGTTCTAAAATCATAGGAAATCCAGTTGCAGAACCAGATTCCGCTGGCAATAAACCACCAGAGAATCGTGACATTGATATGGGTGGGTCTTACCAATCTCCTATTTGGGAACTAACAGGATATGAACATCCTTTGGTAAAAATACATCCAGAGACAGGAAATAAATCTTTGTTTGTTAATTTTTCTTATACTCGTAGTTTTGCAAATATGTCAGTAGAAGAAAGTATGCCTCTTATGAATTATTTGTATAGGTGGTGTGAAAGACCAGAATTTCAATTTAGGTTTAGAATGGAAGTTGGTTCAATTGCAATGTGGGATAATCGTGCAGTTAATCATATGGCAGTTAATGACTATCAAGGATATAGAAGAGAGTGTCGAAGAATACAGTTGAAGGATGTTCCAGACTCTAATAGGCAGTTTAGTAAAAAATGGAGTTCTATTCGGCCTCACTAACATTATTATATAAATATTTTAAGGAGGAAACAATTATGGCGTGGAAAAAAGTTACTGTTCGCACATTACCAAATAACACTACACTTTTTGAAACAATGACTGATGAGTCAATCGCATATATTCAAACAAATTATGTTGATACTGGAAAGAGAACATCATTTGCTGTAACTCATGATGATGATGAATTAGTATATACATGGACTTCTGTGTTTGCAGATGAAGATACTAAAAATGAATTTTTAAATGATTCAACTATCAAAGCAGAAATAGCAAGACGTAATAAAGCAAATACAGATAATAATATCACTACTGAAATAACAGTAGACGAAGAAGTTTAATACTAAATGGAACAGAATTATCTAGGAAATCCAAACCTCAAGAAGGCTAATGTCCAACAACAATGGACAAAGGAAGAACTTCAAGAGTATAAAAAATGCATGGATTCTCCACAGTATTTTGTGGAAAGCTACATCATGATTGTTTCTCTTGATGAAGGTCTAGTGCCATTCAAGCTCTATGACTTTCAGAAGGATATGATAGGAACGTTCCATAATAACCGTTTTACGATATGCAAGTTGCCCAGACAGTCTGGCAAATCAACAACAATTATTGCATATCTACTTCACTATGTTTTGTTTAATCCAAGTGTGAATGTGGCAATCCTTGCAAATAAGGCTGCTACTGCAAGGGACTTACTTGGGAGACTACAACTCGCATACGAGCATTTACCCAAGTGGTTACAACAAGGCGTTATGTCTTGGAACAAAGGCAGCTTGGAGTTAGAAAATGGTAGTAAAATACTCGCATCTTCTACTTCTGCAAGCGCTGTTCGTGGTGGGTCTTATAATATTATATTTCTGGATGAGTTTGCCTACGTCCCAGCAAACGTTGCAGAACAGTTCTTTAGCTCAGTCTATCCAACAATTAGTTCTGGTAAAACAACCAAGGTAATGATTGTTTCAACTCCACATGGTATGAACATGTTTTATAAGTTGTGGACGGATGCAGAGGAGGGAAGAAATACTTATGTTCCAATTGAAGTACATTGGAGCGAAGTTCCTGGCCGTGATGATAAGTGGAAAGCAGAAACTATTAAGAATACCTCTCAATCTCAATTTAACACAGAGTTTGAATGTGAGTTTCTAGGGTCTATTGATACACTAATCACACCAGCTAAACTTAAACAGTTGACGTATAGAACTCCAATTCAGTCTAATGCTGGACTAGATGTTCATGTTTCACCACAAGAAGGACACACATACTTTCTTACCGCTGATGTTTCTAGAGGAACAAAGAATGATTACTCAGCATTTGTAGTGGTTGATGTAACAGAAATACCTTATAAGATTGTTGCAAAATTTAGAGACAACGAAATTAAACCTCTTATATTTCCAGCAAAAATTCATGATGTTGCTCGTGCATATAATCAAGCATTTGTTATGATTGAGGTTAATGACATTGGAGAACAAGTTGCTAGTGCTATGCAGTTTGACTTGGAGTACGACAACATAATAATGGCTTCCATGCGTGGGCGAGCGGGACAAGTCCTTGGAGGAGGGTTCTCAGGGGGCAGAGCTCAATTGGGGGTAAGAACCACTAAAGCAGTAAAACGTATTGGTTGTTCTAATCTTAAACAATTAGTCGAGGACAATAAGTTAATTGTTGAAGACTTGGAGATTATCACAGAGTTATCTACATTTATTGTCAAAGGGCAATCATTTGAGGCTGATGAAGGATGTAACGATGATTTGGTAGCATGTCTGTTTATGTTTGCATGGGCAACAGACCAACAATATTTCAAAGAATTATCTGATCAAGACATTCGAGCTACTATGATGAGGGAACAACAAGACTCATTAGAACAAGATATGGCTCCGTTTGGATTTGTGCTTGATGGTCTTGAAGAGGAAAACTCTGGTCAAATGACTGATGAGTATGGAACTAAATGGAATCCAGTGGTTAGAGACAATCGTTCAAATTGGTAAGTTACTATATAAACTCAATAAGATCGTTATCTATTTTAATAAAACAATTTGAACAAAGGACAGTAGATTGATATATTAGTTCAGTAACTTCCCTTCGGCTTTCATCATTCATACCTTTACGTTGAGTTAATTTTCTTATTTTGTTGTTGTGTGGATAAAATTTTAAACATACAGTCTCACTTTCACCACAATGAGAACATGACTTTTCTGCAAGATATTCGTTAAGCCATACAATGCGCTGACGATAATTACGTTTTGATACACTTTTTATAGTATCTTTATATTTTTCATAATGTTCATTCATAGGATTATTTATAAGAATCCTCACATATAAAAACAGTGTTTTAGGAATCTGTTTTTTATAAATATTCGTAATGAAAAGAATAAACTCTAACGTAGAGTTGGTTCTCTACAGATAAAAGGAGTAAGGAAAATGAGTTTTTTAGTGTCGCCTGGCGTACATGTTCGAGAAATTGACTTAACAAACATTGTTCCTTCCATCCAAACTAATATCGGTGCTGTGGCCGGACCTTTCGAAAAGGGTCCAGTTTCTTCCGTTGTTAATATTGGGTCGGAGGCTGAGTTGGTTGCCATTTTTGGTAAACCAAACTCAAGTAACTTTGAATATTTTTTCACTGCTGCAAACTTTTTGCAGTATTCAAATGCACTTAAAGTTGTGCGTTGTGAGTCTGCTGTTTTGAACGCCTGTTCAAACCTTGGACTTTTAATTAGAGATGCAGATCACTATACTAACTCATTTAGAGATGGTCAAGGTAGTGTTGGTCCTTTTGCCGCACGAACTGCTGGTGATCATGGTAATAGTCTCGCTGTTTCAATCTGTGCTACTTCTACAGCATTTTCGCAAGACATTACAGGTGCTAACCAAGTTAACGGTACACCAGCAAGTGGTGCAACATCTATAACAGTTGATGACGTTGATCTTGCATCTAATGTAATTAACGTTGGTGACATTGTTTCATTTTTCACAGACAGTGGTTTCGGAACTCCTGCTACAGGTCATGCTGGCAAAGAATACGAAGTAACTGCTAGAGATACTGCA